ATGACTACGTTAAGCATGTACTCGACATCAGCATACCAACAGATTGAACCGTATCGCTCCGCACATGCGGACGAGCGGGTGTCTGTTACGCCCTCGTGGCGCTCGTGTGCGATGGTAGTCCTCGGCGCAGCATGCATATTTCTGGGAAGTGCGGGGGGCACGGGAGGCAATGTCTCAGTGCGAGGAGCGATTTCGCCCGCGCAAAGCGGGCCCGCCTTGGCCGCTGGCGTCGCTAGAGGTGATCGGGAGCGCGAGGAAGAGACTGACCATCCACAAGCGCTAGCCGTTGGCGAACAACTCGGAAGAATTAAATCGGGTCTAAAGCTGACAACCTCGGACTTGGCAACGTTGCTCGGGGTGAGCCGGCCCACCATATACAACTGGGCTAAGGGTGTCGAGCCGTCCGCGGACGCTCTTGTCTTTCTGCAATTTCTCGCCGCGGAGTCGGAGAAAATCAGTGCGTTAGGACTTGCTCGACCTAATGCCCTGCTTAAGCGCCCAATCTTTGACGGCCAATCGGCGTTAGACATATTACAATCCAGAATTACTTTGTCACCTTCGCACCTGAAGGCACTGGCAGTTCTGGATGAAAAAGAACTTACTTCACGCAACCGCGCAAAGGGTCTTGGCCCGATGCGGAGCCATGTTGAGGCCATTGAAGAGCAAGGCAACAGCTATGGATGGGACTCAACAAACTGAAGCACTATTGGAGTCGCAGCCTGCTGCGACTCCAGTTCCAGACTGCCGCAATACTCAGTGGCGTCAAGGACAAATGTTTCACATGGGGGACGACGCATTCGTAGTCATTTCCCATGATTGCGACTTAGCGGCGGACTATGAAAAAGAGCCCAGCGTCGAGGTCGTGAAAGTGCGTAGGTTGAAGGAAGGGGAGGACGCGAGCCAACTGTTTGGCAAAAATCCGCGTCTCCTGCAAATGGTCGTTTCACTCGAAGGCCAGACTGCGATTCTGGAATTTCTCCCCAGCAATAAGACGTCCGTCCCCAAATTAAGCCTATTCGAGCGCCAACCACAAGGCGTTTCATTCTTAAATCCGGACCAATTGACGCAACTACGTACCTGGCTCGCAAGCAGGTACAGGCGCCATGCACTACCCAATCAGTTGGTTGAGTGTTTGCGACCGCTATTCAGTAAGTTGGAGGAAAGAGCCAAGAAAAAGGCTGGCGGTGTGATTGCCACGTTCCTGTCCTATACGCCGGAGTCAGAAATCGACAACGCTGAAGAGAAGTATGAGGTTGCATTCGCCGTAGTGTTTGACGGCGAAAGCAGCGATGGCGAGGCGAACGCAAAATCCATTGCGGCAGCGCTCGAACGTGCATTCGAAAAAATTGAAGGCGTCGAACTCCTCGAAATGGACGTTTACAGCGACACGGAGTTCACATTACGCGACACGCGCATGATGACTGAGCTCAGTTACGAGTACTTGAGCTTCCGCGGTGAACATAACCTGTTCACGGAACGTCAACAAGCTGCTCCGTCCGTCCCGGCCGCTCCATATAACGTGGGCGGCTAGAAATTTAATTCACCGAAGCGTTGCGGGCAGAGCGCGAATGCTATTCCAGACCCGCCATATCATCGCCTGCCAAGCAATTCGGCGCCCTGACCGACGAGGAGAAACAGGGCCTCGAATCGGCGGTCATGGCCTACCTGACGGAGGTCGAGCAGAGACGCCGACGTACCGTGCCGCCAGAGCCCGCTTGATCCTATGCTGGCCCTTCCGACGGAGGGCACCATGTGCAGCCACAACCAGGCGCTCAAGGACGCCGAAAGGTGCTTCAGCCTACGTTCGTCGATGCTCTAGCGTAGCTTCTGTTGGTACAGGTCCTGCGCCCCAGCGAGCGAGCCGCGCATGCCGTAGATCGTGCCATTGTCGCCTCGGCTGAACCAGAGCTCGTACTGCCACATGCCGTCAACGAACACCCGGCAGATCGTCCAGCCCGGCGGCCCCTGCCAGTAGTAATCGTCGCGCTGCGTCCATTCGACATCGACCATCATCTGTCCCCTGTCGGCCGAAATCGGGGCCGAATTGCCTTGCATTGAAGGTGAAATATACTGTGTTTTTATACAGTATATCTAGCATGTTCGTGCATCTTCAATGCGCAGTCCAGCGCACCCACCACCGCGGCGAACGGCGCCGTGACAATGACCCCGGCCGGGTCGCAGTCGGGACGGTCCGTATGTATTCGATCATGCACCCAGCGCTCAAGCGTTATGTCCAGGTCATGACCATGAAGCCGCTCCACGGATACGATTCGCGGCCCGATGTGTCGATCCCGGATCTGCTTGAACCGCAACTTCTGACGTTCGGATCCGACCGCGGCATGATGGTGGCGGGCTTCGAAGAAATCGACGGCTGTAGGTACTACCAAGGATGGTGGATGCAGTGGTTCGAGAGATCGTGATCGAGTTGCGCAATGAAGGGGGCATGCACCACGATCGCCTGTCGTGTATCGTTCCCAGAACCCGACCTTGGGCCCTAAAAGCCGCTCCCATGACATTCCTCTATCGAATCCGCTCCAGCAGGTGCAAGGACAAAGCCGTCACAATCGTGGGCGGCCTGCTCTCGGCGATTTCGAAACAGGGCCCTCCGATGGATCCCCCGCCGGCCCAGGTTGCCAGGTTCTTCGTGGAAACTGCCTGGCACTCAATGCCGGCCCAATTCTCTCCCGGGCAGCCAATACCAAACCACAATGCCCTGGCTGCGCTAGCTATATCGCTCGGGCTTCAAGGCAGCAGTGATGCAAATGACACCGCATCCCGCCAGATTTTCATCACGTGCATGAGCTGCATCATAGAAATCCTGAAAGCGGAGACGCTTACGCCTCAAGACAGGCAAGTCGTTGCCAATGCTTTCGATCGGTTCAAGGCGTGCTGCGCACAGGATACCCCGCCGTAGCTTGTTCACTTAGTCAGGTTTTCATAGGCGCGCTCGCAGGTCAGTCCCGCGATGCGGGCACGGTCCGCAATTCCCGCAAGCTCCGCAGCTCTGTCGCTAACCCGGCCGAACATGTAGGCAAGCAGATCGACGGCGTCGGCCCCTGCCGGGCTTCCGTCACTAGCGGAGGGATCTCGGGCGACTGCGGCGTGAGCCAGCGAGTTGGCGCGGGTGCGCAGCCGGTCGTGCTCAGCACGAGCACCAATAGCATCAGCGGCCGCATCAGCGGCAGATTTCTGGGCATCATCACGGGCTTTCTCCATTGCGGCAGTTAGCCGCCTCCCTTCTTTCCTCGCCGCCTCGACGGCATCTAACGTAGCTTGGGCCTGAGCTTCGAGCTCCCGCGCGTGTGCGACCTCTACTTTGGCCTGCCTGGCGTCGCCGAGCCAACCCCGTGCCACCCAGGCTCCCCCGCCGAGCAGCAGGCCGCCGGCGAGAGCCGCTACGGCATAGCCTCGCCACCCCGAAAGAGCGCCCGCAAAACGGGCCAGCGCGCTCACGGCACCACCTCGGCCACCGCCTGGGCGTATAGCTTTGACCAAGTCTCCGGATGCGGCCTGCCAGGCCTCCACGTGCGGATATACATGTCCCACGCTCCCTGCACATCGCCAACGGCCGGCAGGCGCCTGGCATCCGTCCACATGAGCAGGCGGGCAAAGGCCGCCGCCAGAACGTCGTCGACTTCGAGCGCTGGATGAACGGCGGCGGCAATAGGCTCCACGCCGCGCAGGCCGCAGATCCTGTATGCATGTTCGCGGCTGGCCGGATGGGTCAGCACCCCGCGAACACCGCCTCCACGCTCAAATTGCCATAGGCCGCGCGCCGGTCCATTGCCAAGCTGTCGGCGATGCAGAAAGCGGCTCTCCTGCAGGCCGATGGCCAGGAGCTGGACCCGCGCCGCAGCCGTGTCCATCTTGGCCGGCAGCAGCGCCAGCGCCGGATTGATCGCCCCCGCGATAATCTCTTTCAGCGTCATGAATTGATCCTCACAATGCACGCCACATTCCCCTGCGCGCGATACACCAACACGGCGATCAAGACCGCCACCACGGCCTGCCACACCGTCACCGGCTCATGCCGCACAAGCACGTCCAGGGCCTGGCCGCCCGTGCCCACGATGAGCAGGTAGGCCAGCCAGGACATTCCGCGGCGGAACCGGGCGCCCTTCCGGCGATACAGCAGGAGCCGCACCGCCGAAGCGAAATTCGCCACCACAAACGAAAGGGCCACCAGATGCTGGTGGCCCATGCTGATCATTTCGACAGGTTGCATTTCAGCTCCCCTTCTTGAAGACCGCGGTGAAGTCGAACGTCTTGATGCGCTCGATTGCCGCCAGGGCGGTAGTTACGACCAGCGCCGCAGCACCGAACGCCGCGATGGCGGTTTCCTTGATGGGCGTCAGCGCCACAACATCCGGTGCGGCCAGGTAACCGATCACGAAAGAAATGCCCCAGTAGATGCCGCGCGACAGGAAACCACCTTCCTTGCGCGACACCACGAAGAGCGAAGCCCCGGCAAACGCCCCGATGAGAGCATTCCCGTCAATACCCGGCAGCAGGCCCGCGAGCGTCACGCCCGCGGCCGCCGCCGCCACCACACCTGTGCTTGCAGGTTCTGCCATTTATCTGCACTCCAAAAAAATGCCCGCGCTAGGCGGGCTGGTTGTCGTCGGGCTTCGGGATCGGAAATCGGCGCTTTACCTCGGCGCACCGGTTGATCCATTGCTGGACCTCATCGGGCAACGTGGCCCCCTGCTGCCGCAAGGCCGCGGCCAGCTTGTAGACCGCGTCCAACTGGTCGCCGAGTTCCGGATATTCTTTGCGCCGCAGTTCTTGGGGCGAACACTTATAGCGAAGGCGCTGCATACACGATCCTCTTTTCCTTGTAGGGCCACAGATACAGATAGATGTTGAGCGTTTCGCCGGGCGGCGCTTCGAGCTCGATTTCAGTGTCTTCGATGGCGAACGATTCGCCGTTGATCGAAAGCGACGCCCCCAGCAGCACCTCGCGCAGGACGTTGCCATCCAGCCACGTCGGCATTTCCGGCCGCGGGGCCAGCTCGCCGTCGACGATCATGTCATCGGACAGCGACGGTTCGCGGGGCACCCCGATGAAGGGCTTCCGCCCCCCGTACTCGTGATTGAAGATCACATTGCGCAGCGTGGTCCGCAAACACCAGTTGATTTCTCCCCGCTCCGGCGTATAGAAGGCGGCTATGCCCTCCATATCCATGAGCGGCTCGAACACCGGATCCCGATAGTTTCCTTCGTTGATGCCAACGAAATTTGCGTTTTCCATCTTCCTACCTCTGGAATCCCAGTAATGCCAGGCGGCCCGCGTAAGTGGTGCCGTCGTTCGTTGGACGCTGGCCGTCCACGTACAAGAAATAGGAGCCAGGCCCGACAGGCCCATAGATGTACGAGAAGCCCTCGACAATGTTGGAGTTGGAGCTACCCGTGCGATCCAAGATGATCGGATTTCCGTTGATACTTGCGATCACCCGCGGATTCCGATAAGTCCAAGCACCGCCGGAGCAGGCCACCTGAATGAAGATGATCAACGTCCCACCGTAAGGCAGGTACACGCCGACATTGCCAATAGGCGCAGTCGCATCGCCCGACGACCCCATCCACACGGAAAAGCCGGTCGACGTGCCAGCGACCACAGACCCGGCCGCGAGGCGCAAGGTGTCGACCTGCGCCTCGCCAATATGAGCGGTCTTGATGTAGGCCGTGCCCACATTCGCCAGCTTCGCCACCAGGCTGGTGGTTTCCACGCGCTCGGCACTCATCTGCCCCGTGGTGACCTTCTCGGCATTGAGCGACTCGATGTGCGCATCTTTGATAGATGCGTTCTGAATCAGGACCGACTTGATGAAGACCTGATTCCCGACGATGGCAAAGGGGAGAACCCATTTATCCGCCGACGTGGTTCCCGAACTATTGAACACGACGAACTTGTCGACCGCCACAGCAAAGGTACTGGATTCTCCATCCGCGCCAAGGCTGACTGAACCGGTGACGACACGCTGGCCATCCATGACTTGCGTCTTGACGCCCCAGTTGGCCGCCACCCTTCCATCCAGTTGGGCAACCGCCTGGTTGGTGGTTTGAACCGATGCGGTCACATCGCCCATTTCCGCATCCAGACGCTGCACCGCCTGCGTGTTCGCCTGCGTTGCCGTGCTAAGGACGTTTAGGTCCTGCGAGTACACGGCGCGGCCAAGCGGGATTCCGTTGCGGCCCACCGCGATGTAATCGAAATCTGTAGCACCCGAGGAGCCGCGGCCGATTACCATGCGGGTCAAGACCTGCGCCGTAGCGAAGCGAGGATGCGCCGAGAAGTCGACCTCGATAGTTTGCCAGCCTGTGAAATCCTTGCGCAGCGGAGCCCGCAGCGCGGAGCCCAGCGCCGTGTCGGTATCGAAGGCGAGAAAGCACTCCAGGTAATCCGTGGTGTACCCGTTCGGGTTGCGGATGCGCATGCGCAAGATGTTGCTGCTCTTGACGCTGATTCGATCCGCCACTGGCAGGTTGCCGGAGTCGGCGCGCTGCGTGGTACTGGCCTGGTCAGGATTCTGACGTAGCGTCAGGTAGTACGGCGACTCGTTGGCCCAGCCCACGGTGGACTGGGAATAGGAGCGCCACCCATCGACGCCGGCATCGAACGTCCAAGAGCGCTCGGTATCAAAGCTTTCGGCCGTGGACGCCTCCATCACTTCGATGCGAGATGCCAGCGCGGTATCGACCGTGCTGCGCGCCAATTCCTCTGCCCGGATAGCCGCCTCATTCTGATCGAACTTCGTATTGAGGTTCTGCAGCGCCGTGGATGTCGCTGCCTCAGACGTAAGCCGTGCCTCGCGTTCGATCACGATGTCCGCCGCGTTCAGGTCCGCCCGCATGGACAGCCGGATGGACATTTGTGCGTTGGTCTTCGTGGCCTGAACGGCCTCGTAGACTGAGGCATCCGTATCGGCCGTCATGGCTCGGACCTCAGCCATACGCAGCGCCAGGTCCGTAGTGGTCGTCTCCAGCGAGGCCACCCGGTTGCTGGTGTTAGCGGTGGTCGTCTCCAGCGTGCTGGTGCGCTGGGCAAGATTCGCGGTTGTACTCTCCAGAGCCTGAATCTTGCTGCCCTGCTGGCCGTCGCTCGTTTCCAGCGTCGTCAGCCGCTGGGCTTGGTTGACCTGAGTCTGTTCGACGCTGGTGATTTTGCTGGCCTGCTGCCCCTGCGTCGTCTCCAGCGTTGTGGTGCGCTGGCCGAGGTTCGCCGTGGTTTGTTCCAGGGTCTGAATCTTGCTGCCCTGGGTCCCGGTCGTGGTCTCCAACGTGGTGACGCGCTGGGCCATGTTGACGTTGACCGTCTCGATTTGCTCAATCGAAGACGCCATTTCACCCTGCCGAACTTGGATTCGGCGAATGGTCTGCACGTTCGAGGCCGTGACCTTTTCCATGGAGGAAATGGTGCCGTCCTGATCGGCGGCCGTCGCGCGCAACTCGGAAATGCGCAGGGCGTAATCCGCGCTGGCCTCCTCCAGCGTAGTTATCTTGGCGGCCTGCTGGCCCTGCGTCGTCTCCAGCGTCGTCGTGCGCTGGCCCAGGCTCGCCGTGGTCTGCTCCAGGGTCTGGATCTTGCTGCCCTGGGCCCCGGTCGTGGTCTCCAATGTCGTGGTACGACCAGCCAGACCGGCGGTGGTCGTTTCCAGCGTCTGGATCTTGCTGCCGTGCTGGCCTTGCGTGGTTTCCAGCGTGCCGAGCCGCTGGGCCTGCGCCGCCGTGGTTTGCTCCAGGGTTTGGATCTTGCTGCCCTGCTGCCCGTCGCTCGTCTCCAGCGTCTCCAGTCGTGCGGCCTGGCCGGCCTGCACGATCTTCATGCCGGAAATCTCGGACGTGTTTTGGCCCACGGCCTCCGCCAGGCTGGAGTAGTCGCCGATCTTTTCCCAGCTTGCCGCGTTGCTGGGCGGCACGTTCGTGCTGGGCCCCTTCGCGCGGTACAGACCGCCGTTCCAAGAAACGATATCGTCCTTGACGTAGGCCTTTCCGCCGTCCCACGGTTGGATGCCTTCAATGTCCGCGATCTGCGATTGCAGCACGTCGATCTGCGCCTGGAGCGTCTGGTTCGTCGTGTCTACCGCCTGAATGCGGTTCTGGATCTCGGACTGGAGGCCCTGCGATACCTGACCGATAGCTTCGGACAGCTCGCCGGCCTGTTGAGCCAGCGCTGCCGCCTGGGCCTGATCGCCCGCGATACGGGCCTGAGCCTCGATATGCAGGTCTTCGCCATGCTGTATCAGTTCCTGGGTGTGCTGCGTCAGCGTAGTGCCTTGGTCGTCAACAATCTGACCAAGGTTCTCCAGGCGCCCTTCCAGGCCCTCCAGCTCGCTGGTGAGTTGCTGGCCCGCTTCAGAGGTCATGACCTCGTTCTTGATGACCTCCAGGTAATCGCCGGCGTTCGTGTTCGTGATGCCGTGGACGCCCGTGACATTCTCGGCAGGGAAAAACGGGCCTTTCTCACCCAGAGAATCAACCAGGCGAATCCAAAACCAGTACTCCGTTCCTGCCGGCAGGCCCGGCAGCTTGAAAGTATCGGTCGGGTAGGCAGCCTCGGTCAGAAGCGCGGCGTCCTGAAATGCTTGATTCGGCGAAAACCAGAGTTCAGCACGGCGTACAGGACTGATGGAGTCACGATAGCCCCATCGCGCAGTAATACCGTACAGCTCATTATCAGAGGCCGTCAGAAACGCCACCGTAGGCGGCGGTTCCAGGCTGCCTTCAAGGTCTGCGAATTCCGATACCGCCCACTCCGACACAACGCCCGTGGCGCTCTCCGCCTGCACGCGGGCCTGATAGCGCCCCGCCCGAATGCCCTCAACTTCGACGGAGGTCAACGTCGTGCCCGGCAGCGCAATCCAGTTGCCGCCCTCCCGGCGCCACTGCACGTTGTATCCCTTGGCGTCCGGTGCCCCCTCCCATTCAGCGCGGAGCGCATGGATGGCAAGGTTCTGGTCCACCAACGAAAACGAAGAAACACGAACGTTACGCGGCGGCTTCATCACCCGAGACGGGATGACGGTGATGGGCAGAGGATCCAGCTTTGTCTTGCTGTCAATAAAGGCATGCTTGCCCGGATTGTCTTCCACCGCCGTGATCTCTGCGGTGATCCGATCCCTCGTCACGGAGTTCGTGACTTTGAACAACTGCGGCTTCAAATCGTCAGCAGAAACGCTCCAGCCCGCCTCCACCTGGGGCGCCTCGCTGAACGCCGATGCCACGGTAATCTTGGTGGCATCGGTCAATACCTCCACCCCGGATACCCTGCGCTCCTCGCAAAGCCCCGAAGGAAGGTTGACCGTGACAAAGTCGCCGGCCTTTATACGCGCCAATCGGTCAAGCACTAAGGTGGTCGTGCCAACCACCTCTCGTACACGCCCGCCAATGTTAGCGCCCGCGAGCACATTATCGGCGATCTCGATGATGGAGCCAGGACGTACCGTGGCGTACTCCATCCCAGTGGAAAAACGCACACCGCGTGTCTGTGCACGCGAGGTCATCAGCACCCACCACCCCATACGCTGAGCCTGGCCCCGCGACGGACACATAAATGCCGACACATCAATTGCACGCGCCCCGTAGCGCGCGATGCCCTCCGGGTCGTCCACAGGTTCTACCTTAGCCCGGCCGAAGTCATCCATGTTTGAGTACGACACGCGAGCGACTGTGTAGCGGGTGCGTCGCCGAGTGCCGTTATAGACAAACCCTTCCTTCGTGACATTCGCCTGGTTGTAGGTATGAACCGGGGCCCCGGGCATATCGGCAATGGTAGAAATCGTGCCGGCGTATACGTAGCTCATGCCATGGAACGCCGTGGCCACGTCCTGGAGTACCCGATATGCATCCTGTCTCGAAGCGATCTGACCGACCACCCGAAAGCGCGGCTCCATTCCCCCCTGGCCGTCCGGCACCATCTCATCGCAATATTGCGCGATGCGATAAAGCCCCCAGGGATCGACCATGCCGATATTGACACGGCTCCCAAGCCCGAAGATATCGTTCGTGATTAGATCCAGCAGCACCCAGGCCGGATTCGAACACACCGATAGCTTCCAAGTTCCATCCCACTGCCCAACGTAAGTACGCGTGAGAGCGTCGTAATTGCTCGGCACGCGAATCTCGCGCCCCTTCCAGCGCACGGCCCGATTCGGGATCTGCGTGAATAGCGTCGCGGGGATCTTGTACCCGACCATAGCGATCATCGGGTAGCGCAGCTTCTGGTCGACCACCTCCGTGTACGACTCGATGTAAAGATCGTTCGACAGCGCCTGGCTGGTAGAGTCCGCGGTGAGGCGGCGAACGCGGATCGACCATTGCGTGGCGCGAGGCGGCAAGTCGATTCGCCGGGTGCGCGCGTAACGCTGCGTGGTCTTCCCGTCCATCGCCTCGCGCAGCACCTCCTGGAACGCGCCACCGTCCACCGCGAGGTCAATGGCATAGTCCACGCGAGCACCGCTAAGATCGCCGTTCTTGGTGTTCTGCGACATCAAGCGGTCGGTCATGAGCGTGACGCGAACCGCGTCCAGATCACGGTTCGATATCTGCTGCGTCCAAGCCTGCGCCTGCTTTACTTGCACGCCCACAGGTATCGTGTTCTCAGCGCCTGGGAATCCGGGGATAGGATCCTGGTTCTGCGTACCAAGCGTGAAGTGGACCTCGACGCCTGGAAAGTTCTCCGAGCCGTCTTCGTTACGGATCGGCGTGCCGTTCAGGAACGTGTCCCGCAGGATGTCTCCGGTATACGGCCCACCCGAGGGCCCTACCGTGATCAGGTCAAGAATGCGGGCATACTGGACGTTGTGCAGGCTGTCCGGCGCTTCTTTGGCCACGCGACCACCACCACCTCCCTTCCCCCCACCGTACCCGATCAAGTCGCGCACCGTGCTCTCCATTCCTATACCTTGTCCTCTGCCATGATGGCTTGCGATGCCACGGCGCTTCCGCACCAGGCATATCCATCCGGATCGCTGTAAACAATCGGGATCGGGTTCCCCTGAGCCTGTGTGTTGACGGGGCCATTGAAGTTGTAAGATGCGCCGTTCTCGGGGCTATCCTTTGCGGAGAGGCCTCTGGCTTGTGGAGACAACATCTGAACCGCTCCACCTGCAATCGAGGCGAATCCGGCTTGCATCATTGGCGTGCCCAGCCAGGACATCGATCCCGCCGAAAAGTAATTAATTGCAGCGCCCGCCACGATGAGCACAGCACCCAAGATCACCTGAAACAGACCGCCTCGTTTGTGGCCCTTTATGACCGGCGCGATGCGTATGTCCGCATCGGCAGGAAGTTCATCTTTCAGAGCGGCTTCGCCGATGCGCCGCGTCCCGTGCAAACAAGCAAACTCCTGCCGCTGCGACGCTGCCCGCACCATGTACTGTTCGAATCCCGGCACCATCGCCGACAACGCCCTTACCGCCTCACCAACGCTCGATACAGCAAGGCGATGCAAGCGACCAAAACGCGCGCCTAACGGACCGTACAGGCGAACGTTGACCACCGGGCGATCAAAACTGAAGCCCGTTTTGTGAATCTGCATTGCATTTACTCCTGGCTACTGTGCCGCGCGGCGAACAGCGTGCATTGCTCCCACATGCCGCCGTAAACAGCCACCTCCGAATGGCGGCCGTAAAAGTGGTGAAGCAGGCCGGGCTTAGGAATGAACACGCCGCCAGCGAGCTGCTCGCTCAACCCTTCATCGCCAAGGTAGATACCGCCGTGGTTCCCGACTGGGCTACGCACCTGCATGACGATCATGTCGCCGGGCTTCAGCGGCTCCCCTTGGGCGAGCTTCCGAAAGCCCGCTAGAGCCAAATTTTTCTCGTAGAGATCACCGCCGCGATGCCACCAATCGTCGGCGCGATCGAAGTCCATCAACGTGACTCCACGCACACGTTGAAACCAGTCGCGAATCAGGGTGTAGCAATCGAGAACGCCGTGGGCGAACGGACGACCAATGAGCGGCGCTTCGTAGCCGTCCGGCACAAAGCCCACGGGAGCAAGTGCGCGGGGCCTGGTGCCGGGTACGTCGCAGTGCACAGGAATGACGTACCAAGGAAGCTCTGACCAGTTGCACGCAACACGATCAGCGATCGTAGGCCCGTTGGGGCCGTTCGGGTGAGAATGCACGACAGCAAGGATCTCGCCCTCTTCTTCCGCTGCGATGTATGCCTCGCCGCTTATCCGGCATGACTGCTCCGGCGTGGCAGACTCATTGGTGACTGCGCGGTATACCTCACCGGCCATCGTTCGCATAACAAAGCCGCAGCACTCGCGCGGGAACTCGGCCACGGCATGCGCTTGCATGGCATGAATCGTTTCTTTCAACATCGTCTAGCTCCGCACTCGGTCAGCGGCAGGGAATGCAAGAAAGTTCATCACAGCGTCAGGAAATCCCTGACGGCGCACCTTGCACGATGAAAAAAGGCCAGGGCATTTATCCCTGGCCGGGTCTGTGGTCGGGTTGTCATCCTCATCGAACATGGCCGCGCCCACATACCCGCAGTAAGGCCCGCGGTAGCCCCCTTTGCGGGTCCATGCACAAACGCTCGTCTGGACAGTGAGATCTGGCAACTGCATATCCTCGGCGTCCATCACGCTGGACAGCTCGAAAACGATCATCTGGGAAGATTCGGATTGCTTCCATTCGATCTCCCACACCTCAGGCGGCAGATACTCCGTCGGATCCGCCGACGGGTTCCCTTCAGGAAAATTCTCCGCATCCAGAAACTGTGCCAGTGTGCGGATCATCGACACCTTGGCGCCGACCAGATCTTGGTACTGAATGCACAAGCCCGATATGAAGCCGGGCAATGGATTGCCTTCGTGATCTTCGCCAATGTTGCCGACCGAAAGCGTCGGACTTGGCGGCGGCCCCTCACCAACCGTTTCGAGCCCATCCAGGACAATCGGCCATGGGTTGTACTCCTCGCCCTGCCAATAAATCGGCCCGATCTTCAAATACCCATGAAACCGCAAGAATTCCCCACCGAATGGGGTCAGGTCCAGTGTGTACAAATCCACTGGGCCATCCATATCCAGCTTCTGGATTTCGGCATAAATCCGCTTTGCCACTCCAGTTCTCCTCAGTTTGCCGACATTGCTGAATTGGGCCGCCGATCAGTAGCTGATGAGCCCCAGTTCCTGCACATGACATGTGGCGCACTCTTACCGACGTCAGCAGCAATCGACTTTCCACTCCGACTGCTCACGCATGACGCAACAGTCCCGCTGGCGCCGCCTCTACCTATCGGCATTCCAGCGCTGACAATCGCCGTAGATCGTCACTGCGCATTCCATCCATCAATGTTCCATGGCGGCTGCTCCGTCACCACGTCGAACTGCTGCCAGCGCTGGTCCGAGAAATCAGCGCCAATCACTACCGAATAGCGCTGCTCTGACCATTCGATGATTTCCTGTATTCCCTCGTCCGGAACTTCGTGGAACTGTCCGGTGGGGCGCCACCCGGGAACAGGAGTGGAAACCATCGCACCGCCTACCCATTCCGGGTCGGAATCCGGGAAAGGATAGAAAAGAAGGCCCAGCTCCAGGCCGCGCTGACGCAGCAGGCCGATGGTTTCGGCTCGGATAAGCAGCACGCCATTTTTGGGGTTTTGAAAGTCGCTCATTTAAGTCCCGCCGCCTCCTTGAGTTGATCGGGTGTCAGGCGCCGGCGATAAATCCGAACGCCATAAATCCATCCGGTCATGGTGCTTCCCGTAAGCGTCTGGTAACTGCCAAGGGTCATCCTCGGATCCAGCCGCCCCACGTCGGCGCCGACACCCGGAAACGCTGGGGAAACCGCAACGGGATCTGATAGCGGATATCCACCGAGGTGGCACGTGTTCAGCAACTGCGTGGATGAGTCCCACGCGGCCGCCACTACGTCTCGTGACCTGTGAGGAGAAAGCTGCTGGGGCGCGGCCTGGCTGGAAGATTGGCCATCCGTAATCCATGCGAATCGGAAGGCCTTCGCAGTAACGTTCGTGCTGTTGGTTGTGGCATAAATGCCCATCATGTTGCGGCCGGAAACTCCGCCAGCATTCCCCAAGGTTGCGACGCCGCCAGAGTTGCCGCCGATGGTGTCCATCTGGCAATCCGCCCACATGGAAGCCGAGGAAAGCGAAGCCACGATTTCATCGGGGACGGTTATGTAGAACCCAGATTCGGCCCGCGATACAGACGCGCCACTAGCCTTTGGCATATACGACGTTACATAAGCGATACTCTCAAGCTGAAATCCGCCGTACAGGAATTTTCCCTGGGTCGAATCGTCGGGCCACAACATGGGTGGCCTACCACCACCCGACGACGCGGCGGTAGCAGTCACAATGAGCCGGCGCCACCCTTTCGGATACTTTTGCATGCTCACCGAGGTATCGGCGCTATTCGAGGAATAGGGCTGCGCCGTGTCATCGCTGGGCCGATAAATCACGCCCTGATATGCACCGAATCTGTCTGAATGAAACATCAGGCGAACTCTTACGGCATTCTCCCCATCAACTGTTCGGAAGAACATCGACGCCGTGTATCTCGTCCCTTCGGTATAGGATCGGCTGGAGGCCGAAGGCCCGCAATAAATGTAGGTCGATGGTTCGGCGCGATAGTCCATGACGGAGCATCGCTCGGATGGCAAAAGGAACTCGGCCGCGTTGTGCGAGGACCGAAGCTTGCCGTTATCCGATCCGTTCCAGCGGTCGGTTTCATATTGCGAGCACTCAACAAGGTTGCTCGAATTCAAGTCTCGGCGGAGCCCCCACCGCTGATTGTCATGGTCATACCCGATGCGCGGCTGACCAGCGGCGGCCAGGTACATCCTGTCCATGTCGCAATACGTGCGCGGACCGGCCGAACTGGGCGCCGGGCCCATCAGGCCAATTGGAAAATTTCCGTCCGTGAAATCGACCACATAATCGGCGTCGATATAGGGCGGCAGATCCGACACGGACCCAAAGCTGGTAGGGGTCATGGAATCGTCACTCCGTAGCTGTTCCAGATGGTGGAGGTTTCGCTTGTGGCGAAGAGCGCCCCACTTTCGGCCAGGTCCAGCACGGCCGGGTTTGCGATCCGAACCGAACCGTAGGGCGGAACCAAGGTCGGGCCGGCGATAATCCGAACCTCGTTAGGGCTGCCGCCGGTGTTCGTTCTGAGGAGCAGGGAAACAACCGAAGATGCCGCGTTCGGGTTGCAGCAAACCACGCCGACGATGCGCCACTTAGGGGATCCCGTGCTAGGGCCGAAGATGGCCGTAGTGGCTCCAGTCAAGGATGCCGGAACCCGATAGGTGCGCATGCCGAAAGAAATCCCGGCCGGGGTAGCAATCGTCTGGTTTGTTACGGACCACACAACGGGCTTGTTCGACCGTCCGATCATCCGCCACCCAGCAACCACCGAAGTCCGAAGGCCAGGCAGACGGATGCGGGTGGAGCCGCCCGCGGCCAGCAGCCGCGGGGCGAGCAGCGGCGTGAACGTGCTGGTATCGGTTCCATTCTGGAATCCAAGCTCAATGCGCGCGCCTTCACCCGCGGCACTCGCCAAGATATTCATCGGGAGCTGTCCGGTCTGAGACAGCACCACGTCCAGGCCAGCGTTGCTGATAGCCGTAATAAGTGAATCAGTGATCACGGCGTTACCTCGATGGGCGTGGCCCACGAAAATATGGAAGGATTTGCCATGTTTCCCTCAAATAGATGCTCTTGAATTTCCATTGGCTCGGCGCCGCGGGTGCGCGCTGCTCACCTAAGCTGGATGCATAACGAAGGTCACGGAAAGCGTGTACCAGCCGCCTCCCAGCGGAACCGGTTCATACCCCCCGCGCACCCGGAACGGCCCCAGGCTTCCCAGAGGCGGGGACCACAGAAACCGCTTCCAATCCCCATGGCGGTCCAAGAAGTCCTTTATCTGCTTGATTTCCGATTCCTTTCCGAAGAACTCCAACGGCCAAGACTCTCTTCTAGGATTCAGTCCATCAGGAGCAAACTGTGCGTATCCGTCGCCAAACTGGGCGCTCAGCGTGTTGAATTCGACTTTTCCCCTGGCCTTAGTCCTGGGGAGCCAGGTAAATACTTCCATCGCTAGCCCCTACTCGTCGCGTTGTAGAGCAGGCCGCCATATCGCAATTCGTTCGCGATGGTGGACCGCACCTGCGCCACCACCAAGTCGCCCAATTGCCTGGCCGACTGCTCCGAGCCCGCGCCGTCGTTCGTCTGTTGCGTAGTGGCACCATCAGCAATCGTGATCGTGGTGATGATGTTGATTTCGGCCGCGCCCGAACCACCTTGGGCCTGACCCTGCCAGTTCGGGATCTGGGCCCGAACGCCCAAGCTCCCGTCCGCAGCTCGCTGCAGCGGCATGATTGCTTCCGGGCCAGCTTCCGCGAAGACGCCGGCCCCTTTTGCAAATGCGAATAACTGCGGAGAGTGGTAGATGCCGTTGGAATAGGCGGACAAGCTCGGCGACGAGTAGACGTCCCCCTTTGCATTCGGCTTCACCCACCCATTGGAGGCGATCAGAGATCCGATTCCATCGCCGCCAGCCGCTTGCACGCTGCTCGCCATCACCTCCGTGCCAGCGGCTGCCCCGCTGCCAAAACCGAAGAGACTTCCAGCAACGCTCGTGACAAGCCCCATCATGGCCTGGCGCGCCGCGATTTTCGCCAGATCGGCCAGAACGCTTCGGGTGAAGTCGGAAAAGCTGGCCTTGCCCGAAGTTGCAAAGTTGGCGACCAGGTTCTCCATGCCGGAAAAGAGGGATGAAAACACCTGTTGGGACTGGCCCATCAGGTTGGCCGCGCCGTCGACCCACTCGTTGACGGCCAGCAGCGCGCCGTTCTTCCAGTCGGCCTGAAGAGCGACGCGCTGCTGCATATAGCCGCGTTCGCGTTCGACCTGAGCCAACATGGCGGCGTCGATTTCGGCAATGCCCTGCTGGTACTGCTCCGAATCTAATGCGCGTGCCCCGCCTTCCCGCAGAACCTTGTCCGTGAAGCCGTCGCGGATTCGCCGAAACCGATCCTGCGCCTGGTTGATCGAATCAACCAAGGCACGGTCGTTCGCGCCCAGGGTCATCGCGTTGATCTGGCGACTGACCTGCTGGTCGCGCGTGCCGACGTAGTTCTTGATATCGAGTTCAGTGGCCCGGATAGCCCCTCGGATCTTCTCCTGGTACTTCTCAATATCCGTGGCCTCTTGCGCGTGCGAACGCACGATCTGGGCCTCGAGCTCCTTTACCCGACCAAGGTAGCGCTCCCGCTCCGCCAACTGCTTCTTGCCGCCGGCGATCTCCGCCTGCCTACGCACGACCTCCAGCTCATCCTGCAGGGCGGCGCGCTGAGCCTCCGCGCGCTTGTGGATGAACTGCTCTTCCGACAGCAGGCCGCGGGCACGCTCGCCTTCCAGGCGCGTGTTCTCCTGCCGTAACGCCTCTTCCCGAAGCCGCGCCTGCGCCTGCATCGCAGCCAACTGGGCAGAAATGCCGTTCTGGCCGGCCGAGGTGGCGTCCTTGTCTTCGAACCTCTTTCGGGTCGCAGCATCACGCGCCTTGATGGCCGCGCCAGAGATCCGCTCGTCATTCGGGTTCACCGCCCGAATGTTCGCCTCGTGGCGCGCATTCTCCTGCAGCGCCTTCTTCAGTTGGCGCTCTTTGCTTGCCGCCGTATCAAGATCATCAAGAGCCTTGGCAGCCGCAATCGACGCCGCCTGCGCAGCAGCGTTGGCCCCCTGCGCCTGCGCTGTCGCATCTTCAGCCGCCTTTTGTTCCCGAAGCGATGCAAGCTCGGCGCGATCAGCGGCAAGATTCAGCTCAATCTTTTCCCTGTTCGGCCCACTCCCCCCTCGCCGGGCAAGCTTCTGTTCTCGCCGCGCAATCCGCTCTTCTACCTCCCGGATCTCCTCGCCCAGCGTCGCATCGCGGCCAATGGACTTCAGTACCTCCCAATAGCCCTCGGCCTCCTTCTTGGCGCCCCTCCATGCGCGTTCAAGGAAACCGAGTTTCTGGGGTGCCTCCGTACCCAGGTAGTCGTGCAGGGCGCGTGACGTTGCCTGCATCGCCGCTTCGCGGTTACCGGTCTCCTCCAGCGTGCGGATGTAGTCCCACTGGGCGAGCGACATGAAGTTCATGGAGCGGTTGTGCTCTTCCGCCCACTTCGTAACGCCCTCCGGCATCCGCGCGAAGTCCTTGGATATGTCATCCATGGACTGACCGGACACACGCTGCAGCCCCACCATCGTGGCGCTCAGGCTAGAGATCGTGTCCTTGGAGATCTGGCCGGTGGCAACCAACGACTCCACCGCCTGACGCGCCTTGCCGAGTCCGCCGCCGCCCAATTGCGCTGCGGCTGCCGACATCTCGCGAATGCCGCCCGCAGTGACTCCTGCATAGTTGCCCGTGAGCCTGATCGTCCGGTTAAATCGTTCGGTCTCTTCATGGCCCTGGTATGCCGCAACACCAACCGCAACCGCAGCGGCAGCCAAAGCCGTGTAAGGGGTTATCAGCTTCAACAGCGTGGAGCCGAGCGCCTGCGCCGCCGGGACGATGCCGCCGAACATATCCTTCAACTGCCCACCCTGTTGCAGCGCTACGGTCATGGGTTGCTGACCACCTTGCAACGACACAAAAATGTCAGTTAGCTGCGCCGGCACGCCGCGCATTGCGGCCGAAATCTCCTTTTCCGTCTTCCCGTAGCGCCTGGCGCCAGCTTCAGCGGCAGAGAATGCCGTTTCCTGGGCCTTCAGTTGGTTGATCAGCGGTGCGGCCTGGCCAGCAACGCCCAGTTCAGCAGCGCGCAGCTCCAGCAATTCGGATCGGGTTTTCCCAATTGCCTGCGCCTGGCGCTCCAGGCTTTGCAGGAAGCGATCCCCGGCGGTCGCGTATGCCCGGGCGCCAGCGGAGGCCGCGTCCACAGATACCGACATTTGGGAGGAGGCCGCCCCCACCCGCTCCGCGGCTGCAGCCGCACGGCCCAGCGTGGTTTCCGTCGCCGCAGCAAACTGCGCCGATGCGGCACTGCCAGCACCAAACGCGCGCAACAGGTCGGATTCGTCGCCGGTGAGCCGAACGCCGAGAGTCTTTTCCGTCATTTTGATTTCCGGCGTTGCGCCTATCCCTTGTTCTCAAAGACCTCAATGGCGGCCTGTTCCATCGCCCTGAGCTCCATGAACATCTCGCGGCGCGCGCGCCGCTTCACCCGTAGCAAGCGCAGCGTGGACTCGATTTCTTCCGATGCGATGCCAACCCGAACGGGATCGCCCATTGCGGGTGCGACCCAGGTCCAGCACCGCCCAAGCGCCAGAAACGCTTCGAACGTCGCCCAGTTCTCTGGCCAGATCTCGAAGGCCTGCGCCTGGGACTCGCCAGCCGGCCGGGCCGCTTCGATGACTTCCGGCGACGCACCGGCCGCCCTCAGTGCCGCCAGCACCTGATCGTCGGCATCGAATTCATCGCCCGATGAGCGAGCCCCGCCGGCCCAGTACCTGGCGGCCTCGATTAGTTTTTTTGCTTGGCCCCTTCATGGGCGGCGAAGAATCCGTTGTGCAGAGGGATGACCAGTTCCGGCCAATCTTCCAGCACCTGGCCCAGCGATCCCGCGCTGAAGGGAACCGAATCGCCGGACGCGTCTTTGACGCCGAGCCAGCCGGCCATCTTTTCCTTGATGAAATCGATATCGCTGGCATAGGAGTAGGCCGGGACGCTGCCATCTTCGCGAACGATGGGGTCCAGGCTCTGGGCCGCACGGGCTTTGTTCACCATGCCGTCCCGCAAATCGGCCAACTGCTCCGGCGAATGGCGGTGATATTGCGCGACGAAATTGATTGCGACGGGCTTGCCATCCGTTCCGTGGACGCTAACGTCCACTTCGATGGCAGCAATGGGGCGACGCGTAACGACGAAAGACATGAATGCTCTCCAGAATGAGAAACGCCCGGCATAGGCCGGGCGCAATGGGATAAGTGAGGAATGGATGCCGATGCGGCGAGCTGCTACTTGACGACGATTTCCAGCTCGTCGTTGCCGACGGCGCCGGGGTTGATGTTCATATCCAGGTTGAGCATCGCCACGCCGTCCTGGTCGGAGTACGTCGGATTGGTCAGTTGGGCGGCATTCGCATTGATCTGCACGATGTGGCCCACGGCCACGCCATGGGTAACCGAGAGCGGGGAACCCGCGCCGGAAAGCACCATGGTCGGCCAGTTCAAATCGGCGATGCGCGGCAGCTCCAGGACCAGCTTGCCGGTCGGCTTGCGGTCCGTGATCTCGGCTCCCTCGCACCCGATGAGCGTGCGCCATACCAGTTGGTTCGCGATATCGCACGACATGGACTGCAAGCAGCCCGTGTAGGCACCGAGGGACCAGGCCGGAGTATTCGCTTTGTTGACCGCCTTCGGGATCTGGAAGGCGCTGAAATTCACCCCTGCCGGCATCGCGCCGTCGGTGATGGGCAGGTATGCCCCCATGAAGCGATAGCGCAACACCGGGATGCTCTTGGCGGTCAGGTCGAACGCCACGGTCCCGCGGGCATCCACGATCTTGTGGAACACCCCGTCCAGGAAGTAATGCAGCGTGATCAGCTCGAAGTCGTCGGAGATCGGCAGATAGCGAACGTCCGTGTCTTCGGTGATGGTTTCGGCAAAGCCGCTGGCACGCAAGAGCGGCCCCCACGCAGGCGGAGTACCGGGCGTGCCCGAACCCGCCAGTTCGACTTCGAATTCCAGTTGTGCGTACTGGGTGACGGCGACCTGACCGGAATTGCCCATGTAAGGCCGCAACAGTTCACGCTCGACGAACTCAGCCGACAAGGGCGTCGCGGTCAGATTTCGCACCAGCACAGCGTCGGTGGCGCCTGCCGGTTGGGCGTCGGTTCCGCCGGAGGCCTGCAGCTTCGCCAGCACGACGGACTTTCGGGTTTTCTTAGCCATCATGGGCTCCAAAGAATGACGGCCCCGGCGGGGCCTGTTTGTGAAGCGCCAGCCCTACCGGGCCTGGCAATTGGCGCAGGGCGCAGTCCGCTGGACCAGGACACGTTCGCCGGTGACCGGATCGCGCAGATAGGTGCCGCCGCGGCCGTGGTGTTCGTCGGGGGGAGCGGACTCGGGCGCCGGCGCAGCCGATGCGCTCTCGGTGGGCGCGCCCTTGCCAGCGGCGGTCACCGTCTTGGTTTTGCTCATGGTTTCTCCAGGAAGTCACCGGTCCAGCGCATGCTCGTCGGTCTGATAGGTGATCCGGTATCGCTTGTTCACAACCTGCCGCCGCAGGTCGCCATTGACGTACTTGGGCTCATCGGTGCCGAACTCGGCAACCTCCACCACATTGGGGCCGGCGTATGCCATCACGACCGGGTGGGCCTGCTCGAACACCGCCTCTGCAAGGGCCTGGTGGTCATCGCCTGCTGTGTGAACGAGGACATGGATTTCGCGTACGCGGGTGGCGCGCGGCGGGTGAACGCTCTCCACCGACTCCCCGCCCAACTGCACGGAGATCACCATCGGATCCTCCCTGGCGATTGCCCGTACAGGCGATGACTCGACCTCGGCGGGGAATCCGGGTGCCGCCTCGAGGGCGTCACGCAGGTCCACGACGTATTGCATTGCCAGCGTGGTCATGGAAGCTGCTCCAGCATCGCGCGCGACCAGAAGCCGTCGCCTACCGCGGTCGGCTCCTGGCGGACTCGGTAGCGGACGCCCCCGATTTCCACCTGGCTGTGGTACGTAAGGTCGGGGACATCGGCAGTGGTGTACTCGATCTCGTAGTCGGTCGAGTGCACCAACTCCCTTTCGTCGATGACCTGCGGGCGGTCGAACCGAACCTTGAATGGAACGGGAGGCTCCGTATCCAGCAGCAACGCCGGCTCGCGCAGACCCACCGCATCGAAGGCTTCGTCGAACACGGAGTTATCCCACTCCATGGCTTCAGGCGCCCATCTTCAGTTTGATGATGGCCTTGGGCCGCGTCGGCAGGTGCAGCGGATTGGATTGGCTTTCGATCTCGAGCCCCTTCCCGAACGGCAGCGGCTCGACCCGCGTGTAATACGGCAGGCCGTCGGTGTTGACGGTTTCCATATAGTCGGCCGGCGCGAAGCGCGTGATGAAGAACTCGGGCACGCCGTCGGGAAAGGCGTAGGCCACCTCGTCGCCGATGAAGGGGGCCGCCCCCAGCTTTCCACGGTAGCGTTCGTAGGTAATGCCGCCGATTTCGAAGGAATCGGCCGGCTTGCCCCGCAGCTCGGCTGCTTGCGCGGTATTCAGGTACGTCTCGCGCACGCTCTTGTGGTTGATCAGCGTCTTCCAGAAGTCCTTGCCGCACAGCGCGCGAACGCCGCTGGCCGGGGTCGCGCCCAGGGCATCCTCGACCAGATCCACGACATCGTCCGACTTCTGACGAACGAGGGTGGTTGCGCTCGTGAGCTCCATCGGGAATTCCTGCTGCACGATGCCGAAGGAATGGTAAACGTCGAGCAGCACCGACGTGCCATCGGCATCCAGGATCTGCCCCTTGATGCCGCCCACGCGCTGATATTCGTGCGTCAGATCGAGTTGCTGACGGTGCTTCTTCTGGTACTTGGCGACCCGCGCCTCGGCCGATTCCAGCTCCGATTGGCTCCCGAATGCGCGGATGCCCTGGATTTCGTCGGCCAGCATCGTGGAACGTTGCGGCAAGTGCACGGTGTTGAACGGAATCAGCTTGCGGCCGGCCAGGACGACCGATTGGCCGACGCCGCCACGAGGCTTGGCGGACACCAGGCCCAGCTTCTGGCCGTCGTATTCGATTTGCACCACGGTGGTGGAAACGCCCTCTTCCGAGTAAAGGCCGAGCTTGCCGATGCGGCCCGGAATGCTCTCCAGCTCGTTGATGGCGGCGGTCAAGGCGGAAACCGTGAATTTCTCGTCTTGGAAGATATTGATATCGGCCATGTCAGGCTCCAGAAATAGAAACGGCCGCCCGAAGGCGGCCGCGAATGTTGGAAAGGTGGATTTGTGTTGGTAGGGATCAGCGAACGATGATGCCGGCCGCCTCCAGAGCTACGCGCGCCGGCGCATCCAGGCCGACGAGCAGATCGCCGACCAGCTCCGCGTCACGTGCGATGACGACGACCTGCTGATCCTCGTCGGACGCCGGGACATTGCCGTACAGCACGGCGTCGGCAGTGATCGGCTCGTCGGGGTCCGCCCCCGGGCCGGCGTAGGCGACGTACTTGCCGTCGTCACCCAGCGTGAGCAATTGCCCGGCAGCCAGGGGGGCAAGGGTGGCAGCCAAGATCGCGTTTTCGCGCGAGCGCTGGCCGTTGGCTTCGGAGAGGATGAAATCGGCCGTTCGGGCCTGTTGATGGATGAAAGGCATGGTGCTGACTCCTAGTGGGCAGAGAGGGCTTTTCGTTTGGCGTAGATCGCCTGGGGATTCGGCCCGCTCTGCTTCGGGGCCGATGAATTGGTGGGAGGTCGGTTATTGATAGGGTCGCCCGCATCGGCCACGACATGCTCGAACAGGCGCGCACGCGCCTGGTCTACCGTGAGGCCCGCAGACACGAAAGCGGCAGCCTTCTCAGGCAGCTTTGCTGCCAAGCAGATGCCGGCGATCTCTTTGGCTTGCGTGATCCGTTGATCCGCCAGTTCAAGACTATCCAGCGCACCGCTGAGCAGCACACCTTCCGCCAGATCCGCGATCCCCTCTTGCCGGCAAGACGCATAGACACGGGCGGCCAGCGCAGATGCCGTCGGCGCATCCGCCGGAGGAGCCGGGACCGGCTCGGGCTCGGGCTCGGGCTCGGGCTCGGGCTTCGGATCCGGCGCGGGCTCGGGGTCGCCCTCTTCCAGGGACTTGAGCATAGCTTTCACGTCGTCAGGCAGATTCTTGTGCTTTTGCAGCACAGCAGCCGCACTATCCGACATCTGCAGGCGCACGGGCTCCTCGATCAGGTCGCAAAATCCCAACGCCTGCGCTTCGAGCGCGGACATCCACGTGGTCGCGTCCATCATTTCGATGATCTTGTCACTGTCCAACCCACTCTTACGGGAGTAGGCTGCCACCACGCCGTCTCGGATCCGATCCATCATTTCTGCGGTGGTGCGCAGATCCTCGGCCGTACCACCAGTGATGATCCAAGCGTTGTGGATCATCATCTGCGTATTCTCGGGCATGATCGTTGGCTTGCCGGCCATCGCGATCAATGAGGCCGCGGAGGCGGCGACGCCATCCACCCGCGTGGTTACCCGACCGGCGTACCGACGAAGCGCGTTGTAGATTGCAAAGGCGTCGAAAACGTCGCCCCCTGGGCTGTTCAGCGACACCAAGATGTCGGCACCACCTGCCGCTGCTGCATCCAGTTCTGCGACGAACGCTTCGGCCGTAGTTCCCCAGAATCCAATTTCGCCATAAATGCGAATCTCGACCAGGGGCTTATCCGCCTGCGCGTTGACGGTGATCGAATACCAAGCCTTCTTTGCCATATTGGCTCCATTCATTGATTGAGAGGGTCGGGGCTGCCGCCCCCGTCAGATCCCGTCGCCTTGCCGGCGCTGGTCGTGTGCCGAGGATCGCTATCGAACACAAAGCCCTCGGCGTCGGCCGTTTCGTTGTCGGCACGAATCTCCGCCGCAATGTGGTCCGGATCGTCGCCCTTCTTGAGGATGATTGACGACCGGCTGGCAAAGCCGCTTCGCACCGACTCCTTGTCGGCCTGCGCGTCCTGCACGGGGTTGAAGTACGGCCATCCCTGGGGCACCCACAGCACGCGCAACCATTCACGGCGGCGGCGGTGGAAATCTGGCATGGGGAACGTGCCGGAAAGCGCCAGGGCGTCGATCCAGGCATTCCAGACGGGGCGGCAAAGCTGATGGATCACGCAATGCCACTGGTACTGCTCGATGAGCCGGTGAAACTCGTTGACCACCACCCGCAGCGTCCGATCGCTGATGCCGCGCAGGTCGCCCGTTGCGATCTCGTAAGGCACGCCGACAGAGGCAAACGCCCCCATCAACTGCTGCCGCATAAATCCCTCGTAGTTGTTGCCGGCGTCTGGCGGGCTGGAGAATGTCACCGCTTCGCCAGGTGCCAGCTCCTGCATCGTGCCCGGCTCCATGGAGACGAGCGGCGTGCCGTCGCCATCAATCTCATAACCGCCGGCCTCGCCCGTAAGCGGGTTATTCGGATCGGCATCGGGATCCGGTTTGGTGATGAAGCCCGCGAACAGGTTCGCCACCTCCTGCCGGTACATGACAGCGTCGTCCAAGTTGTCGATGGATTTCAGACGGAGCAAGACGGTAGCCAGAGCGGTTACCCCCCGTACCTGTCCAGGCCGCAACATCGGATACGCGTGGATAACCTGGTCGGCTGGCACCCTGACGATGTCCTGGCCTGCCGCACTGCGGCCAAATTCGCCAGGATGACGACGCCACAGGTGATAGGCGGTACGCCGTCCGATGGCATCGAACTCCACGCCATTCACGATCTCGCCGCCGTGCGGCAAGGTAAACGACCGCTCGACCGGCAGTTGGTCGCCTTCCATCTGCTGCAATTGCAGCGGTACGGAAAACCCGTCCTGCGGCCGCCGTGGACGCAAACGGAACAGAGTTTCACCATCCTGGAAGATGCTGCGCACGGCCAGCGCCTGCATCCCGTAAAAATCCAGTCGACCGTCGGCGTCGGCCTCCTGCACCCAGTCGGCCCACAACTCCTTCAGCGCCCGCCGGACGTCGGGGTCCGGGTGCTTGGGGTACGGCTGGATCCCCGTGCCGATCACGTTGGATACCCAGCGAGTGGTCGCAGTCAACGCCCAGGGGTCATTGCGCACGGCGTCGCGCGCCCGCCGACGCTGCAGGCCCAGATTTTGCGTCGCCGCAGCGTTCGGCCCCGATCCCGAGGGATTCCAGTTCCGCGCCCGGCTGCCCGTGGCGCTGCCGCTTTCGTAGCTGCTGCTCATTTGCGCGCTAAGGCGACGAGGCAAAAGTAGACTGGAACCACGATGTTTCAGATAACTCATCGGATCCCCTTGCCAGCGTTGCGCAGCCTGAACTGCCGCGGGCGCCCCTTTCCTTTGCTCAGTTCCCGCTCCACATGGGCGCGGGCGCGCATCAATTCGTCCGTACTGCGAAAGCGCACGCGCTTGCCGTCGTACTGGACCTCCAATTGGCTGTTCGCTATCGCGCGATCCAGCCTTTCCAGGTCCGCCTGGGTGTATGCCATGACCTTGCCTTATTGGTTTCTGTTCTGCGGCCTACCGGCGCCCCCGGAGGTAGCTGGAAGCCGCAACTCGCCGGCGCGCCGGCTTGACGGCCGGCACGGCACGCGCCGCTGGCGCCGTAGGCGCGACCTTCGCCGGGGCGGCTGGCCGCGTGGTTGATGGCGGCGGCGGGTCTACCTCATCGTCGCGCGGTGGCGGTAATGCATCGAGCTTTGCCGCCATGGCGTCCCACCAGGCATCCGTCTTGCGAGATAGGCCCAGATGCTCCGCCACCCATAGCGCATACACCGCGCAGTCCAGTGCTTCGACGCGCTTGCGCAACGCCGTCCACAGCGTTCGAACGCCGGTAGCCGTCTTGCGCGATACCCGCGCCTCGCCCGAGAACTGGCGGAACCATTCGTCCGACATGTCCTCGGAAAGGTGGACATAGCCCGGGCCCGGCGTCTCGATAGCCAGGCGGCTGTGCAGCAGATCCTTAGCCAAGTTCGTGCCGACGTGCCACAGGATCACGCCCTTCTTGATCCGCTTCCCTCGCCAGTCGATATCCACCTGGCCGGCGCCATCCTTGATGGCCTTCTCACCGAAGGGGCGACCGCGGACGGCAAAGACCCGGCGCGCCTTGTTGCGGCGCGCGAAGTCGTAAACCGCATTCGAATGGTGGCCGCCGCTGTCAATGGCCGTGGCATAGATGCTCATCTGCTGGCCGCCTTCATGCTGGAAGCGCCGCTCGAACAGGTATGTCGCCACGTTGGACCAGACCTCGTCCTCTGCCGGGTTGCCGTGGAATATCTGGTGATCCACGGTCCACATTTCGCCGCCACGACCGAATCCCCAGACACCGACCTCCACGCGATTGCCCTGTGTGTCGCAACCCGCAAGCAGCAGCACGCAGCCCATCGGGACGAGGTTTTCGGCCAAGCCTGGAAGGCGGTAGGCTTCAATCTCGGCGCGTCGCTTCAGCTCGTCCGCTTCAATCTTCTCGACCTCACCCTCCCAGGCCTGACCCAGGGTGGTATTCCAGAAGGTCTTCAGGGGCTCGTCGTCGCCCAGCTTCGCCTTGGCGTAGGCCTCCTGGAACTCGCGGACCAGCTTGGCCCAACTGACCATGGGGCTGTACGCAGTCCAGACATGGAAGGCCACGCGGCGGTGAGCCAGTATCACTTCGCCTGCGGCGTTACGGAAAACTCCATCGCGGTCGATGGTGGTGCCGTCTGAGCCGTACCAGAATCCGGCTTCCGATGCCTCCAGGTACTCGCTCTGCGTGATAAAGCAGCCGCAGTGCGGACATAGGTGCTTCACCGATTCCGGATCACCGTCGACCCACTTGAACCCATGCGGTTCGTCCTTGCCCCCCCAGGTCAGCGCATGATGCTCGTCGCAGTGGGGGCAGGTGATGTGATAGTCGTATCGCGCATCGGCGCCGGCTGCCCGCTTATCCATCAGGCAGGTCTCTTTCAGCTTCGGCGTGGATCCGACCACCATCTTGGGGAACGTTGCGCCCTCGAGGCGCTTGGCTGCCAACTGGCCGGGATCGCCTTCGCCGTCGATGTTCGAATCGAACGAGCTGAATTCGTCCAGGTACGCTACGCCGATGGATAGCCGCCGGTAGTTGTCGCCCGACCGACCACCGCGAAGATGCAGCACGCTGCCGCGAAACTTCTTCACCAGCAGCGTGTTGTCTTTGTGCCGCGCCAGCCGTGTCGGGAAGATCGGATGCATGGCCGTCACATCCCGAAGCATCGGCTCCAGCTCAGTCTTGACGAACTCGTCGCGCGCGCTGTCAGTCGGCTGCCACAGCGCCTGATTTCGCCGCTTGTGCTCAGCGAAATAGCCGACGGCGGCCAACAGGATCTTGGTGTAGCCGACGCGGGCCGACTTGATTACGTCGACCTCGTGCACGTCGTCGCTGCCGACGCAGGCGAGGATGGCTCGCTGAAACGGCCAGGCCTCCCAGCGCTGCTCGACATATGACGATTCCGCCGATAGATAGAAATGGCGCTCGGCCCATTCGCGCAGCGTCATGGGCTCCGGAGCGGCGAAGGATGCAAGCCCGCGTCTCAGCGCGCGCGCGACCGCGGCGCGATTGGACTCTACGAGCATTACTCACCCTCGTTCTCTTCGTCAGCCTCCAGGTCTTCCAGCGACAGGGATGCAACCGCATTGCGGGCCTTGGCAAGCTCGCGCCGCACGATGGTCAGATCCGCATCAGTCAGATTCGGCAGCCGGCGCTTCAACGCCGTCGGAATCGCATCCATAGCGGCGCTGACCTTTGTTCCGGCCCGCGTGAGCACATCCTCCAGCACGCTGACTGGGGCAAGCTCGCCGCGCGCGACCGCGTTTCCCATCTCGATCTTGTCCGCCTGCGCGGCATACAGGCGCGCCTTTTCCTCAGCCGGATCCAGCGTTCTCGCGTCCTCCCCAGCTTGGCGGCCGGCCGCGATGTCACGAATGTGTCCGCAATACGAAAGCAACCAATTACCCAGCGTGTCACCCGCAACCATGACGCCGCGCATAAGCAAACCGCTTACGGCAGGCTGCGTGATACCGACCAGTTGCCCGAACCGGGCCTGGGTCGTCTTCTTGTCAAGGTCGATCATCTTGCGGTGGACAGGGCCAGGTCTAAGGCGGTGGAAAACTCGGCGTCATAGCGTTCGCCGTAGACCGCCTCGGCCGTTTCGTAGAAGGGGAATCGCTGTGCATACGATGGCTGGGCCACCGCAAGCAGAACCGGCTTCACGTCGGCCCCGTGCGTCCCAGACTTCTGCCATACGCCCGCGGGCAGGCGCTGCTGGCGATTGCCAGACATGGACCCCTTGCCGCGGGAAACGAAGTACTGCACGCCATTGATGCGCTTGTAGCCTTCGGCCGTCCTTCCCACCTTCGCCGTTCGCGCGCGGCTGCGGGGCGTAGAGTTCGCCCGGTAGCCCTGCTCGCCGAAGGCCTGGAGGTATGAGAGCAATCGCACGATCTGGCCGCGCGACATGTTGCCGTAGGCGTCGATCTCGGCGGCCGCCGCCGGCACCGTATAGGCGCCGGCAGGCAATCCGACCCGAGAAAGCGCCCGCTCGGAGCGCTTGAATCGGCGGCCGCCGCCCAGCACCTGGGGCGGCAAGTACTTGTCAGCAGAAAGGCCCTTGCCGGCGCCGTCGCGGTAATCGACGGTGGCCACCAGGTTGTCCTTGGTGGCCCGGGCCAGCCGCAAGGCGCGCATCGTGTATGGCGTCGGCCGGTCGAACACCTCGCCGGTGACGCGAGCCAGCGCGTCCAGGATGTGCTGCCCAACCCGGTTCAAAGCCAGCGACGTGGCGTATGGCAACTGGCGCTGGGCCTGGCCGAAGAAATCTACGCCCTCCCTCATCGACGAGTGATGGCGCAGCTTCATAAAGCCCTCAGATATAAGCCCGCCGCCGAGGGAAATTCTCGGCGGAACACATTCAACGGCGGCCGGAAGCCCGCATGAATCGCGGCTTGGAGGCCGAAATTATTATTACCCCCCTTAGCGCGCCCGTGACTAGCGAGCGTTCGGGGTTCGAATTACCCTTACCGGACCGATTTTCGGAGGGGCCCCCGGGTTTTCCCTATAAAACCATCCCCTTTTATTGAAGGCCCGGGCCGCCTCGCTGCCCTTGCCGATCAATCAGGAGATTCGCAGCGGGACGTGACCGCTCCTCAGAGCAGCCACATTTATGTTGTGTATTCGTGTGTATTGTGTATAATTACACACATGAACAGCGCAGACCTCATCAAGCAACTGAAAGCCGACGGCTGGTATCACGTGCACACCGTGGGTTCACACCACCAGTTCAAGCACCCCACCAAGCCCGGCAAGGTCACAGTGCCGCATCCCAAGAAGGATTTGCCGATAGCGACACAGCGCAGCATCCTTAAGCAAGCCGGCCTGCGATAAGCAGGCCCTCCAGGAGAACCGAATGCTCTACCCGATCCACGTCAACAAGGACGAAGGCAGCGCCTACGGGGCGTCCTTCCCTGACTTCCCCGGCTGCTTTGCAGCGGCCGACGAACTCCATGACCTTCCCCGCGCAGCGCAGGAAGCCGTCGAGGCACACTTCTTCGGAGAGACTGAGCGCATTCCCGCTCCGTCCACCCCCGAAGCCTGGGCCAACCATGAAGACTTTCAAGGTGGTTACTGGATGATGGTCGATATTGACCTGTCCAAGGTCAGCACCAAGGCCGTTCGGCTCAACATCAGCCTGCCCGAAAACCTTGTTCACCGCATCGACGAAATGGCAAGGTCGCGCCACCTGTCGCGCTCGGCATTTCTGGCTATGGCCGCCGAGCACGAAATGGTTTCCATTGCCACCGACCACACTTCGGCGCACGCGTAAGCCGCTATAGCTCAATGCAAAAGCCCCGGCCAGTTTCCTGATCGGGCCAATGTTGATGCGCATCTGCTATGGTTACAAGTTCCTACACTTCAACCATAAGGTGGCGTATGACCGCTCAAGTCACGAATATCGTCGTCGAAGCTCAAGGTCTTCGCGTCATGCTGCAGGTCGACGATGGTTTATTTGTCAACGTTCTAGTGCCGCGAGGCGACAAAGATCTAAATTCATGGACGATTGGGGAATTAGCGGAAGCTGCCCGCAAGGAAGCCGCGAGGCGGTTGCCTAACGCGAATTGAGGAAAGCTACCTGAGTCTGCAACGTTTGGACTAGGCATGTTGTGTCGTCTATGCGGGAGTCCTGCATAGACTGGTGTTGCGATACTTCAGCCAAAACCGGCGCCAGCGCCCACAGCAAGAACCGCTTATAAAGTCGCTTCAACATATGGAGTTCCAATGAAAAAGCCCCGACCGGTTTCCTGGCCGGGGCTTAGATCGAACAAGCCGATTAGGACTACCCGATACGTCTACTTGATGCTTTGCGCAACGGCGCGCACCCACTCGTAAGTCCCATCCGAGTAATCGTTTACTCGGAGGCTCACTATCTTGTCGCCGTCACGCCACAGGACGGTCGTGAGACCATTGCCCGTCGACGAACTTTGAAGTCGGCTAAGAACCACACCACGTTTCACGCCGCGAATCACGAGGTGATCATTGACCCGCTCTTGGCTAACAAGCGTGTGTTCTTTGCCATGCTTCAGAGCGCGATCATTCAGCACTACCAACGGCCGCCCTTCGCATTTAAAGACTTGCGTCCAACCGCTATATTTTCCTTCGTATAGACTTCCCTGGACTTCTTCGGCCAGGACTGTGCAGTTCGACAAGTCGGAGCCCGCGACATCGGTGATCGCGACGGCCGGCTCCGCGTTTGGCAACGGCCCTGCTCCAGCGTATTTCTGGCGAGTCGCAATCATCTCAGCGTCAGATTGGAGAGCTGCGCTGGTCATGCGCACATCGCGGGAGCTACCCAGACGCATTGCTGCTGCGGGCCCTGCCTTAGCATCGCGCATGTCCAACGTGTGCCGCGCTGTGTCCGGCAACGCTGAACGCACCTCGGCACTCGTCGCAAATTCCGTGTCCGATGCCGCGTTAGCAGCTGCACCAACTAAGGCTGCCACAAGCGTGGCACTCATCCACAATCGCATTTTCATCATCACCACTCACCCATGCTGCAATCGATTGCCCACGTTACTTTGCAAGTCCAAAAGCCCGATCCAGTGGCGGATCCTGCCCATCCGTCGCAATTTTGCTCCAGCAGGGACGCCGCTTCTTGAGAATCATACACGTTTAGATCTCTGGATCCGCCCATCATATGGGTGCCCTCCACGACCCAACCGCTGGTCCAATGAGACAGCCAACTGATCGCAGCAACACGGGAAGTAACTGCTGGCCCGTCGTATAGGAATATTTCATCTCCGTTGTCGTGCATCTGGTGAGATTCGACCTCCATGTTCCACCAGAACGAATTGAAGTTTCGCTCCCAGGTGATCGACTCGTTATTGCCGCAGTTCGCACGCGAGAACATTCCCACGTTCCACTGGATCGATTGCGCAACGGCGGGCGCTTGAAAGATCAGAGCGGCGATAATAAGCAAAGAACTACGAAGCCAGTTCACGGCATTTCCTCCATTCGACTTTTCGAGTCGTCAATAGCCCACAACAAAAAACCCCGACCGGTTTCCCGGTCAGGGCTGGAATGGAGCGGACAGAGGGATTCGAACCCTCACTGCGCGGCTTGGAAGGCCGGCGGCTCACCATGAGCATGCCCGCAGATTGCGCGGCTGGGATTCGAACCCAGGGACTACCCAGTATTGGGTGCGCGCCCCACTGGACAGTCTGTAGCGGCATCACCCTTCGTCCAGACCTTTCGGCATCTCGGGCACCGCGCAAAAAGAAAACCCGCCGGCTTGCGCTTGGCGGGTTGACAGGTGCGTTTCGTGCAGGCGCACCTGTGGACGGGCAAATTGTCCCAGATCACGTCCCACTTTGCGAGAACTTCATGTCCCACTTTTCCAGCGATAGCACAACGAATTGCGCACACCGCTTCGGGTTGGGCGCCGCAGGATATGGCCTGCTTCCGCCAACTGCGCCAATACGCGGGTAATGGCCTTGCGATCACGCTCACGCTCGCGTGGGGCCAGTTCCCGCGCCCCCGTTGCATGCCGCACCAGTTCGACCATCCTGAAATCCCGCCCCGGGTAGGCCGCCATCAACCCGATAATTTCCTTAGCAAACTTCACGTTTCACCTTGTCTTTGAAGAGTCCCAAATACAGCTTGTATTCAGTTGCCGATACGGCATTGCCCGTCACCTGCGCAATCCAGCGCAGGGCTGCGGTGCGCCGTTCATGCGATTCCAGTCCCGCGAACCTTTCATGGCGTTGCGGATATTCCGCGATGATGATCATGCGTTCGGCAAGAGGCAGCGCCCGATGCAGGCGTTCAACAGCCAGCGCGTGGCCCACTTCGATTGGGTGATAGTCCTCCGTCTCAGGCACGTACCACGCCATGTTTCCCACGGGCGCGCCAGCCCAGCACCAACGAGCCCAGTTCCAGAGGACGGCATCCGCACTCATTCGATCATCCATCGCTCCGCCAGCCTCCAAGTACAGGCTCCTTCAGTAATGCCGCAACTCCTTCTCTCGCCATCAAATAATCTCCGGGGAATAAGTCACTTTCGGATTCAGATAATCGAGCAGCGTCGCGCGCGCCTCGTCAAAGCTTCGGCACACCTCAACGCGGTATCCCGCCCCTTTGAGGTATTCGATCCAATCCTTCTGGTTCTTGCTGATCCTGCCATCAGCAGTCTTCATTTCGATCCACAGCCCAGGGCGTCCATAGCGCGGCACCGGCAAGCAAAGATCCGGCACCCCAGACTTGACCCCCTGCAACTTCAGCTTGGCAGCCACCACAGCATGGCGCTGGCCGCCATTGGGCACATGAAACAGGCGCGCAAGCTCGGGGTAGACGCCAGATTGCAGGGCTGCCCACTGGATAACCTGGGCTTGTATGGTGTCCTCGCTGGGACCGGCAAGAACCGATGCGCCCCCGGACGCGCGAGGCGTACGCCTGGCGGGAGTATTGGGCCATCGCTTCATGCCTGCGCCCCCTGGTCCGTGCCCAGGCGCAACGCATTGCGCGCCATTGCGACAATCCCCGGCGAGTAGCGCTTGCCCTTCGGGTTCTCGGTTTCGGCGATAACCCGCTTCCACCCGCGCAGCGGATCACGGCCCGATTGGTTCAGGATCGCCCCCGCCCCCATCGCCTCCAGCGCCTTGGCGGCCTCTGCCGGCGTCGCATGGGTAGCGCCCGGAGCAGGCAACGCGACGGCCGGCGCGGGGATGGTCGCCCACTCGCCCCTGCCCAGTTCGTCCGACAGCGCCCGCTCCCAACGCGACTGCATCACCGAGTACCCGCAGTTCAGCAGGTCATGGGAGCCGACACGCACAGCAGCCCAGTACACGGCCGGATGGCTCCATTGCCCCATTTCGCCACGGCGACGCGCGGTCATCCCTGCAACGGCGTCATGGAACGCGTTCTCCGGAATCAGCCCCGGCCGGCACGCCTGGATGAACTCGCCCACGGCGGGCGGCCAGTCCGGGAACATCCGGCGGCAGGTCCGCAGCCCTTCAGCCACGTCGTGCGGCGTCAGCCCCTCTTCGTCGAACGCTTCCGCCCATGCCGCCTTCCAGTTCTCGATGCTCTGCATGTCCGGGAAGTCCTTCAGCCAGCGCCCCCCGTACGTGCCCGAAAGCCGGTTCCATAGGTGATCAATCAGCGATATGCCTTCCAGCTTCGCCAGCGGCACGGCCCAGCCGGAGCGTTCAGGCGTCGATTGTGCGACCGTCGTCATAGTCGTTGCCTCCTTGGGCGCGATTGCGGTTTACGTATTCGGTTGGGTTGAACTTGCCCGGCCTGCCGCCACCTTGGGGGCCTGTGCCGTTCGGCGGGGTGCCTGGCGGCTTGAACAGGCCCTGGTAGCTGCCGTTCACGCAGTGCCGGATGACCGCAGCCGGCTTCCAGCCCTGCTCGCGGTAGTCCGCCAGGCTTTCGAGCTGCTGCTTGACAGCCTGCTCCTTCAGCGGCTTGCCGATCTCCCTCCGGTGCATCACCCAGACTTCCCAATCGCTGCGATTCAGCCATTCCGGCAATTCGATGTGCAGCGCGTCGAAACCCGACGAGCGCTTGCGCGCGGGTGATGGTTCTTGATGGTTAATCTTTTGGTTCTTGACGGTTATATGCGGGTGCAGCCTGTTGCACCCTTTTGTGTCGCTACTTGCACCCTTTACGTCGCCAGTTGCACCCTTTACGTCGTCGTTTGCACCCTTTTCATCGCCGTCAATGGGTGCAGGATTTGCATCGTTAGTATTGGGTGCAGAATCTGCATCGTTTTCTTCGGGCTGCTCCGCCGGCTTAAGGGATGCAAAATCTGCACCCTTTATCCAGGCCGGCGAAATTCGGTACTCCGTGGCCCGACCGCGCCCCCCATGGCCCGCGTTGACCGTGATCAACCAGCCCGCCTCCTTCATGCTGGCAAGGTGGTTCTGCACAGACCGCACAGACTGGCGGGCCTTCTTCGCCAGCGTCTCGACATACGGAAAGATGTGCGTTCCGTCGTCGTGGGCGTGGTCCGCGAGTGCGAGAGCAAGGGCGAACTCGTTGCCCCCGGCCGGGTATCGGTCAAAGACCATGCCCGTCATCTTGGCGCTCATTGCGCACCTCCATACGAAAGTTGATACCCGCGCTCGGCTTCTTCAGGCCACTTGCCCAGGTCGATGATTCGCTGGCGCGTGAGGCGCAAGGCGGGGATGAAATAGCTCAGCTTCATTTCTCGCGAGGCCGTGGACTGATCCAGGAAGAAATGGCAACCACCGCAAGCGAAGGCGATGGCCCAGTCATGAGCCTTGATCCCCTTCCCTTTGCCGTCTCGCGTCCGATTCGAATGCGCCGAGACGGTGGTCTCCGTCCCGCCCCAGCAGTAGGTAGGCACGCGGGTAAGGCATTCCTCGCCCTCGGCAAGCGCCAGCAGCGCCGGGTTGCGGTAGACGGTCTTGGGCGGCTTCTTGCCCTTCTTGCGCGCCTGCATGGCGGCACGGGGCGGCGGCATAGGCTTGGCCCGCATCATCGGGGCCTTCGCCTTCAACGGCGCACCACGTTTCATCGGAGTCTTCTGCCGGAGCGACGTCTTGCGTTGCAACGTCATGCCGCCTCCGGGGACTTTCGAACCCGATACCAGGCGGGAAGCTGCCAGGCGTTCACACGCCGCTTCACCAGGCCAGCGCGTACCGCATCAAACAGGAAGGCGCTGACGGCGCAGCGGGCCGCTTCGTCCCGCGAGGTGCTGGGCCAAGGATCGACCGGAACCAATGCAGGCTCAACGATTTCCCGCAGCGCCCTCACTTCGACCCGGCGCGCCGTGTCAATGATGGCCTGGCGAACCGCCTCCACCGTCTCCGGCGGCACCCGGTAGCCCCTGAACATGTGCAGGCAGTCAGCCATAGATGCCGCTCCACGCCAGAAACGGCCGGCGGATGGCCGTATGAAACAGGCCTGCCGCCGTGGCGTTATGGTCCAGTTCCGCGCGGCTGGTGATCCCGCAGATGTCGCGCACGTACTGCGCTGCGTGCTGGCTGGGGGACACGCCTTCAGGGGCGGCGCCGATGCGGGAAACAACCCACCGCTGGAACTTCGCGCCGCTGCACATCATTGCAGCCGTGCGCGACAGCGCCGCCCCCTTGCGCCCTGCGGACGCAACACGCGCCCGCACAGGTACTCCCGATGTTCCGCGCGTCAGCATTGCACCCTCGACACATTGCGGGCGCCACGAAACGCGAGGACGGCCAACTCCATGAACAGCGTGTAAAGCGCGCTGCGCTCATCCGGGTCGATACGCCCATCAGCCATCGCGTCAAGCGTCGACGAGTTCAAACCGCCGACCTTCGCCCCGACCTGCAGCACCTTTTGATGAATGGCCTTCAACTCGTCGGGCCAGCCTCCCTCAGGAGGCGACGGCACGTCCAAGCAGGTCAGGCCATGCTCGACCGTCGCGTACGTCTGCGCCCAGCGATGCGCAAAACCCGCTGAAGCCGCGTACTGCAACATCCACTCGGTCAGCAAGTCGGCAATCTCGAAGGTCATCGACTCACCTTCCTGGCCGTTCAGCTTGGCGCGCAGCGATTCGTAGTGGATCCGCTTGCCACGTCGCTCCGTCAGGAACGATGCAGCCTCCTTCACGCCACCAGGCGTACTGCGGACATCGTTGTAGAGAACATCAAGCCAGTTGTGGGAGGGATGGCGGCAGGTCATTGGGTCTTACCTTGGAATCTAGAAAAATCAGGGTTTCGCTCTTACGCCACCATCCCTAAGATGCGCAGCATGGAAAGCAACCTTCAAACGTCCAGCGGTCCAATCTGGACCTTTTCATCCGGCTTCGCCGGCGGAGGGGCCAAGCCTTCGGCTGGGGCATCCAATGCGCTGTTGAAAAACCAGTCGATCACCGGCACCAGCCGACCGTCGGTAACGCGAGTTCCGACGATCACGGGTGTGAGCGGGCCCAAGTCTCCGAGGGCGGCCTGTTGCCAGGCCGTTGTTTCTTCCAAGCTACGCATGGCAAGGCTCCTTAAAGCAGGCGGCCGGCCCTTTAGAATGATTGCTCTCACACAACACACTCGCCCTCACAGGAGAGGACCGACCATGACCGAGAATCCGTTTGGCGACGACGACGCCACCTCTACTTCCGAAAAACGGCAGTTTCTGGTTCTGCTGTCTGCTGGCAAGGACAGCCTTTCCATGACGCAGGCCGTCGTGCAGAACATCAAAAAGGACGTGGATCCGAAATCCAATCCCTTGTGGATCGACTCCAAAGGCATCGGCATCCTTGTAGAAACCGAACTTGTGGCCGCGTCGATATGGAATCGCGCCATCGCTGGGCTTGACCATGAACGCAGCGAAGCTCTCAAGGACATGTTGGTCCTGGAAATTGGCCAAGACTGGATGGCGCGAAAAGACGCCGCCGCTACACACTGGCTGACTACGCATGTCGGCGAACCTCGCATGGTGCCGCGTGATCAGCTAAAGCGTCGTTGAGGTCCAGCTTGCCAACCAGGTGGGCCCACCGTATGGACACGCCTACCCCGCGAGCCATGCAAAGCCGGCACGTCCGGACAGCAAGGCGACTCCCGCGCTTCTCGGCCCAGCCCCAAACCCACATCTGGCTGCAGAACCAGTTGGCGAAGCGATCAAGGATGGCGGAGCTACGCATGGGCGGGCTCCCGGATATGAGTGGGCGGCGCCCAGTCGCTATGATTTTCGTCGTCAATGAACAAATCTTCTGAAAAGGGACTGCCATGGTGACTCTCAATCGAGAGACTCAACTGACTTGCCTTCAACGCCTGGCGGCGGAGTATCCGAACGAGGTGGATGTAGATTCCTGGGAAGACGAGTTGCCTGACTGCTCCGTGAACCTTGCGTACCTGCATGAGCACGGCTTGATCAGCGCAACCATCGTGCGCCCCATGTCCGAGCCTGCTCAGGTCGTTGCGGCCTGCATCACCGCGCGCGGGATGGATTTCCTGGCCGACGATGGAGGGCTTGGTGCGATCCTCGGTGTCGTGACCGTGCGACTCCATGACGACACCATCAAGGCGATGATTGAATCTACGATCCTGCAATCGGACCTCCCGCAGCCAGAAAAGAAGAAATGGATCGATCAGCTTCGATCGCTGCCCGCCGAGACCACAAAACACCTCGTACTGAAGCTCGTTGATAAGGGCCTGGAGTCTGGGCCGGCAGCACTTGCTGCAATCGGAACGCTGCTGGGGATATCCTCATGAACAATGCGAACCCCGCTTCCGGACTCAGTTCGATCCAGAAGCCGTCAACATCAGTGGCCACCTCCATCACGCACTGGCCGTTGTGGAACACCAGGGACGTAGGGTGAAGCTCGAGAGGCCGCGGCGGCTTAAGCATGGGAGGGCTCCTCGGCCTGGGGACGTTGAAGCTCCGGCCAGATGCGCCACCAATCAAGGGGCCGGAGATCGCGCCGCGAAACCAGCCCACCTGTTTCTCTCTCGATGACCGCGCAATGCTCTACTGGGACAGGCCTTCGGCCAGTCCGCCATTGATAGACGAGCGCGGGCGATACGCCCGTGGCGCGTGCCAGGTCGGCTGAGCTGATGGATTCGGGCCGATCTAGGTATGTGTTCAGATCCATAACCAAAACTATAGCGTTGCTACAGTTTCATAGCAAGCCATGCTATAGATTTATTTGAATAGCATTGCTACATGAAAATCTGGTCTGTCGAAGAAGAGGCGGAAAATCTGCGCGCGCGCTTTCAAGGCGTGAATCGTGCCGCCTTCGCTCGAGATCACCATGTGAAGGGTGGGCAAGCGATGATCTACCAGCACATCACTGGTCGCCGCCCCATGAATCTGGAAGCTGCAACGGCATATGCCGCAGGCTTTGGCTGCGGCCTTGGTGAGATCAGTCCACGATTGGCGGCCGAGGCCGGACGTGCTGCGGCACTGAGTGCTGAAGTGCTTCCGGTTGAGGCTCAGGCCAGTGCATGGCCATTCCCCGAAATTCCAGAGGATCAAGTGCGCGCACTGCCGCCGACGCAACTAAACGCGTTGCAGGGTGCGATGGCGCTGGCTATTGCACAATTGAAGCTCGGAATCAATGTGTCGCCGCCCCCGGCGGCGCCCCCACGCCAAGTTTCTCGCGGATCGCTGGTGGACCTGGATGCCACCGACGATCAGTTCCCCATGCGCATCAAAGGCTTGCCTGCTGCCCCCTGGGAAGGAGGCAAGACGACCAAGCAGATGGAGGACACGGCTGAAGGCGTGTTGATCAGCCACGCAGTGGATGTTGGGCACGTGCCTGATTCCGGCTACTCGGCGAATGATCACGAATTCATTCCCATCCCGGAATTGGATGTACGCCTAGCCGCAGGCACTCTCGGCATCGAAAACTACCAAGAAACGGAGATTGGCCAGATCCTGCTCCGCCGCTCTTTTTTGGAGTCGTTCGGTTTGCCCATTGATCGGATGCGGATCGTCTACTCAGACGGGGACAGCATGGAGCCCGCTATCCGCAACCGCAACCCGATGCTTCTATTTATAGAGCGCATCCAGGACATGCTGCAGATCAACCGGAGGATCGTCTACGCCATCAATCAAGGTGGATCCATGCTGGTGAAATGCATTTCTCGCACACGAGATGGAATCTGGCTGGCAAAGTCGTTGAACCCTGCCTACAAGCCCATCCCATTGACGCGGGATGATGGCCGGGACGTCAACATCGTCGGCCGCATCCTTTGGTCCCCCAATGACTTGAGGAACGGAGTTGACGAGCGGTTACTGCGGACCTAACTCCAAGCCACGGGACGATGAATGCTCCTGTAAAAAGTTACTGCTAAGAAGCAAGCATCTATGATTGAGTGCGGGCGGATGCAAAGCCATCTCCGGATGGCTTTTTTGTTGTCTGACTATCTCTAATTGATCATGACTATCCATGTACCTGGGCAATTAGGCCCAGATGCAGGAGCCAGCATGATGAAGTTCATCATCTGGGTGGTAGTAGTGCTGGTACTGGCCCTCTGGGCCCAGCCGGCCTACTAGCCTCCCAAAAAACAAAGCCACCTTCGGGTGGCTTTGTTTCAGCGCAAGCGCCCCCTCCCCCTTAGGGACTTATTGGACGAGCGCTCTCCTGAGCTTTATGGCGGCGGGCCTCTTCAGCAGCCTTCGCGGCTGCTTTTGGCGTGATGAACGCAACGTCACAACATCGATCTCCCCACTGGGTCGCACGGATATGGACCGAGGGCAATTCCCAAGCTGCCCAGGGAATTTGCGTCCCCCGTAGATCTTGGGAGGTTGGCGCGCCGAATCGCGCCCCTATGGAGCCGATGATCTCGCTAAGCGGCGCCCTATTCTCGGCGGTGCTGTAGTCCATACGCTCCAGCTCTCCGGCGGAACTGATCGACACGTTAAGCCGCCCATACATTGCCCAGCGCGGCTTTTGGGCATCCGGCAGGTTAAGCGCCCCATATAGACCGCCGTCATACTTGCTCGGCTTATCTATGAAGCACGTTGCGGTGGGTGACGCCACTTCCGAATATTTACAAACCTTGGGCGGCGGAGAAAGCTTCCCTCCCAAAGGCAACCCAAGAATTGTTATCGGTTCTGCTGCCGCGCCCCCCGGCGCTGCAACCAGCAGTGATACGGCCGCAACCATCCTTATCGCTAACGTAACCCGCCCCCGGGCACCACGTTGCGCGTCTATGAAGCTGCGTGCGGACATTCCTTTCCTCATCAGTAACAAATACTCATTTGATGTTATCGCATCGCCATGAATCCCATTGTGGCCTCGACTCGATTCCACTCAAATCTGTAGCGTTGCTATTGATTTTTAAATGTAGCGTTGCTATATTTCATTCAACGCTGCAAACGCGGCGCCAGAAACACCCCCACGGACCCGCAGCCAGCAGTCAGGGCATCGCCTCAAGCGGGAGACGTCACCGCCACAAAGTCGGAATGGGGAAGGCGAGCATCGCTCCTTAACAACCTGCCGCCGATGTTGCTCACCCCGCCCGTGGGGTGTTCGTCCGGCTCAATCGCACCTGCGGGCATGGCCGCAGCTCTGCGCGGTGTCCCTGCCGTATCCAGTCCGCCAAAGCGCGGTCCACGGGTCAATAGGGTGAGGCGTAGACGGCCAAGAACAGAAACGGTCACGCCGGTTGGAATCCCGGCCAGCTTTACCGAACCGCTGAAAAGCGGGTTTCGGCCAGCACCGCGTGCGGTGCTTACCGAAGCCATCAACCCCGCCACCCGGCGGGCAACAGGGAGAACAGCAATGCCGAATTGGATTACCAACAAAATTCGAACCAAGCCGGAGATCATCAAGGCCATGGTCAACGCCGAGGGCCACGTGGACTTCGCCCTGCTCTCGCCGTTCCCGGGTGAGTTCCCTTGGAATTTCGTTTCCTCCGCTGCCGAGCAGTTGGCCGAGATCGTCGCTGGGGTGCCTGTTAGCGACCATCCGGCTATCGCGGCGCTTGAGCGCTCCAATCGCTCACGGGCATCGCTGGCGGACCTCAGCCGCGATGAGGACTTCGAGCAATTCGTGCAGATGCTGCGCAACCATCGTAAGTGCGGGTTCCTGCATTCCATGGATTTTGCACGCGCCACCTGGGGAACGAAATGGAACGCCTGCGAAAGTAAGGTCGACGAGCCCGCCGGGCTCGCTTCATTCGATACCGCATGGAGTTGCCCGATGGGCGCATTGGCGGCGTTGTCCAAACGGTTCCCCGAAAGCGATATCCATGTGACGTACGCCGATGAGGACATCGGCAGCAACTGCGGCACGTACACGCTGCGCGCCGGCAGGGTTGTGCAATCCGACATAGCCCCGTACTGGAGCGAAATGACCGACCAAGAGAAGCAGCACTGGACCCGCTTCGCCCGGGAAGTGAAGGGCTGGACCGCAGACGACGCCGAAGAATAACGCCCCCCACCACGCCCCCGCAGGGGTTCGGAGAAATCCGTGGAACACACCTACGAAATCTACATCGCGCGCCTGGCGGCCTTGCTGCGTGACGCGCCTCCCGGGGCAATCCTGCTGCTCGGCTCCAACCTCGGCGCGACGTGGATGGACAGCGCCCCCGTCTGGTTCGATCTGGATGCCGGCGTCAGCGGCGCCGCAGACTTCGACCGCAGCGCCTGGGACGATGAGCTGGGCTGCTGGGACGGCGAGACGCCCGAGGAAACCTGGGGCGCGCTGGAAAAGACGGTGTTTGCCTGACGACCCCGCCCCGGGTGGGCGACACCGTCGAATACCGCGAAGTCATCGGCCTGACTGAGCCGCAAACGTTCAAGACCAAGACCCCGGCCGACGTGCTGAGCGGTCATACCGCTGTCGTCTGGCTGGAAGGCAAGCGCGGCTGCGTAGCCGTCAGCCACTGCACGCCGATCCCGGCCTGATTCCCCAGCACTGAGGAAATGACCATGCCGAAGCGCAAATGCCGGTACCAAATAGTTTCCCGAAACAAAGACTACGCGGTAACGAAATCTGGCCGGGTAATCATGACTGGCAATACCCGCAAAGACTGCGAGCAGATGCTCTGCGGCTGGCTCGGGGTCAAGGAATTGCCGGAAAGCTACATCAAGGGCTACACGGTTTCGGTGTACGCCTGACAGCCCCGGCTCATGCCCCGCGTGCGGGCATGGGCACACCGAATGGCTGGATGACTTCGCCCTTCAAGACGGCCAATAAATGTCCACGAAGGGTCTCTTCTTCCCATGTTCGAGCGGCAACACGGGGGCTTTGCGACTGAGCCATATCAAAGAGTGCGGTGGACACCGGCCAACTGGTCCTGGCACCCCGGGAAGACGGGGACCATCATCGAAGCGGCGGCGTGGATAGGACACGCAACCAAGAGCATGCAGAAGCGCCACGTCTACGCATGCGGGGGTGGCAGAGCCGGTATCAAGCCCGGCCCGCTTCGATGATGGTGAAGCGCCTTCGGGCGCTCGTTCTTAGGAGCGCGGCGACGGCCGGCCCATCAACCAATTCGCCCGAAGCTTCGGCATGAGGGGTAGACCGCCGAGAAATCCAGGCGGGCAGTCCGGTGGAAACCCGGCGCCCTTCGGCCGCTCAGGGCGGCGCATTCCCTCGGCAGCCCGCCGAACAGGGGTCCAACTTTGTGCGAAAGGCGCGCCCCTGGCGACGGGGTGCGCCGCCCTGAGCGTCCCTCCCACCTCTTCCGTAAGGATCCACTCATGTTCGCAATGCTCACCCAGCAGATGCGCCAGTTCGGCGCGGCCCTGCTCAACGTCCTCAACGTGATCGCCAAAGCGAATCACTGGTAGGCCACTTTCCGCAACCCCGCGACGCCCGGTCGGCGTCAATCACCACAGAGGAACCCATGCCCGAAATCACCGTCGGCCAGACCTATCAACTGAAGCCCACCAGCCCGCGCGGCAAACCCGTCACGGCGAACGTCACCGCCATCACGCGCCGCGGCCTGGGTCACACCGTCGCCTACAAGGTCGACAACAAAGTCCATCATTGCTCGATGGGCAACTTCAAGAACCGCCTGGCCAGCTAATCCTCCACCCCGCTGCTTCTTGCGCGGGGCTTCGGAGAGCAGGCCGGCGCCGTTATGTCACCGGCGCAAAAGTGACTTTCCATCGTGAAGAGATGTTCGGGCCTCCCGGCCTGCTCCCCGAAGCCAACCACCGCGCACACCGCGCAAATCCCCATGCCCTCAACTATCCCCGCCATCTGGTGGGGCCTGGCGCTGCTCGCCCTGGTGGCGGTGGCCCTGGTCCCCATCGGCGACTACTTCACCCGCCGCCACGCCGCGGCTGATTCCTGGAGCCCCACATGAACACCATCAGCGCAAGCGTGCCCCCGGCCCGCATCCGCCCCCTGGCCCTGGGCGCCAAGGTCTGCCGCAAAGTGGGCGGCCTGATCGCCCCTCGCGACCACGCGGGCAAGGGCAACTGGGACAACAACGCAGATATCCCGCCCCTGGTGGCGTGGTGCGCCGGCATTGGCCTGGCGGCGTTCCTTCTCTTCGGCCAGCAGGTGCTGGGCTGGATACTCCGCCTCGCCCTATGAACGGTATCGACTTCATCTTGCGCGACCGCGCTGGCTGGATACTGCCTATTCCCCTGCCGCGACGCCGGCTTCGCTGGGTCGGCGCAAAGGCCGAGGCGATCAAGCCCGAGGAAATCGAATTTATCCGAGCGGCCCGAGGCCGGCTCAGCACCTACGAACTGGCCGCGTGCTACGGCGTGTCGCCGCAGACCATCAGCAATATCTGGGCCGGGCGCTGTTCCGCCGGCCTCTCCCCGCGCCCAGCGCGCCCCCGAGCCAAAAGGAAACAGCAATGAGTGCATTTTGCGTATTCGGCATGACTGAGCCTATAGCGCGCAAGGCCGCCGCGAAGGCCTGGGAAAAGCATCTGACCACCATGACGAAGGAGGTCCGGGCGTGCCTGACAGACGCCGATGAAAAGGCCTGGATTGAAGTCAGGACGGAATACCTCTTGGCGAAAGCGAAGGCGGTACAGGTTTCCGGCGCCTTCGACGCCCCCCAGTTCGCCGTCGATTACATCGTGCTCACGCAACGTATGCATCGCACCTCCCGCCTCCAGGTAATGGCGCGCGGCGAGAAAAAGGACGCCAACGGCGCGCTGGTCATCAGCAAGTCCACCAAGAAGCCCGTCATCGGCTGGATTCCCTTCTCCTCCTAAATCAAGGCCCTCCTCCATGTGGTTCAAGAACCTGAAGATCTACCGCCTGTCCGCCCCTTGGACGCTGTCCGGCTCCGACCTGGAATCGGCCCTCGCCCGCCAGGCCTACAAGCCCGGCGACAACCTGGAAATGCAAAGCCTGGGCTGGATCCCGCCACGCGAAAACGGCGGGCTGGCCCATGCTCTAGGCCGCCAGATCCTACTGACGCTGCGCGCCGGCAAGAAGTTGCTGCCCGCGACCGTCATCAACCAGGTAGCCAAGGCCCGCGCCGAGGAAATCGAAGAGCAGCAAGGCTACAAGCCCGGCCGCAAGCAGATGAAGGAAATCAAGGAGCGCGTCACGGACGAGCTCCTGCCGCGCGCCTTCAGCGTGTACCGCGACACCCGGGTGTGGATCGACACGCAGAACCATTGGCTC